AAATTGGAACTCTTAATTGTTCCCAAGTTTCTTTTGGTTAGTACTTCTTGTTGCATGCATCCTTGTAAAGCATGTATGGGGTACCAGTCTCCGTTTGTGACTTTAGGATAGCCTTCCAAATATCTGCGGCTGGCACAGTGGTGTTAGCGCGACCCTCCTCCTCATACTTTGTGTAGAGAGCTTCAAACTCGTCACCCACTGCATCGGAGAGACCCGGAGCCTTGTCTGGACAGAAGAGGGACCACTGACCACCCTGCTCCACCCTCTTCATGAAGAGGTCTGGGATCCAGAGGGCTGAGAATAGATCACGGCAACGCGCCTCTTCGTCACCTTGATTGAGACGGAGTTCCAAGAAATCCATGATATCCATGTGCCATGGTTCAATGTAGACGGCGATTGACCCCTTACGTCTACCAGCTTGGTTCACGTATCGCGCTGTGGCATTGAAAACCCTAAGCATTGGAATGATACCATCGGATTGTCCATTTGTACCTCTAATACGAGACTTATTACCTCTAATGTCATGGATATGCATACCGATACCACCAGCCCACTTTGAGATTTGGGCGCACTCGGTTAGGGTGCCATAAATACCATTGATGGAGTCTTCCTTGTTGGCAATTAGGAAACAACTGGACATCTGTGGCCTAGGTGTACCGGCATTGAATAACGTGGGTGTCGCGTGAATGAAAAGACCTTGGGACATCTTATCATACGTTTCCAGAACGGCGGGGATATCATCACCATGGATACCGATGGATACCCTCATAAACATGTATTGGGGTGTTTCCATCAGCACACCATCTAGACGTTGGAGGTAGCTCTTCTCTAGGGTCTTGAGTCCAAAGTACCCAAAGTCAAAGTCCCTCTTCGCGATGATATCATTTCTGACGAGACCGGCAATGTGTGCGACTTCATCGGTGACGATATCAACCTTGGCAAGTTTCTTCATGGCGATGTGGAAGTTATTGGGGCACACCTTCTGGATGTTACTGGCGATGAGACGAGTCGCGAGGACTTCATAGTCAGGGTCGGATGTGATCATCCCGACACACACTTCCGCAGAGAGTGTGTCAATTTCCTGAACCGTGATACTATCATAGAGGGATGAAGCTACCTGTTGTGCGACTTTGGAAGAGTCACAATTTTCCGAGAGACCATATGTTAAATTCTTAATCCTATTGGTGATGTTATCAAATTTCATATCCTCAATACGACCTGAGCGTTTAATGACCTTCATTACTAATTAATCTACGTCTTTATTTTTAACTTACTTCCTGCACTTCTCGAGATCACCACTGGTAACCTTAACGGTCCCGACGGTCTCAAACTTACGATCAGGCTGAAGAAGGTAACTGTTCACAAAGAAGGGACCAGTCTCACCTGGACGCGCCACGGGGGCATAAGATCCCACGAAGCAGGTTGGGGGTTTGCACGGGATTTGTTCAACGTTTGTGGGCTTGTTGGCATAGGCCTCATCAAAATCAGCTATGTTCAACATTTAATATGTACCAAGTTTTTTTTCCGAGGGTATATTAAATGTGTGACAACCTTCACCTTGATTCCCTCAAACAGTGTGAGACTCCACTCAATACCCTGTTCTTTTCTGAGTTCAACCAAAATCTTCTCCAGCGTGGGATCCGTCAAACGTTCAAGAACAAAACTGGTATCGCCATCGATCGGCAAAACGCCGATGACCTGTATAGTATCATGCGGGTCGTCTTCATCAACAACTCTGGTGATCACCACACACGTATCAACGAGCAAGTCCGGTTTATGAATTCCCGTGTTATCGATACCGCGGTCTCTCAGATACAGACTGGAGTCTCTCAGTACATGTCCTACGTCCAAGATATTGATACAATCGCAGTCCCTCTCGCACAACCCATTAACACAAGTACATATGGTAAAAAGCTTCCCAAGAATATGAAGATTGGTATCAATTAAAGCTTTGATTTCATATACTGGTAAGATGAGTTTGAACTTCTACAAACAAGAAACTGAAAAAGTGTGTAAATCAAAGGGTTGGGACCGCGCCGCAGTTGATACAGTATGGCTCCTGCTGACAGAAGAATTTGGTGAACTCGCGTCGGCCATTCGTCAGTACAAGAAGACCTATAAGAAGATAGGTCTCAAGAAGGAAAGGGGTACGGATGTCATGATGGAGATGGGTGATGTGTTTAGTTACCTTTTCCAGTTTGGCACATATGTTAAACGTAGATCTAGATATGATGTGGGAAGAACACAAACCAAAATGAAGACCAAAATATAATCTGAAGTAAAAGTAATTATGATGCTCACAGACGAAGAAGCAATTGATAAGGTCAATCCATTTGTCACCCACGATTTTTCCCTTCCAGGGAGTGTGAGACAAAGTGGTGGGTATGATGATTTTACTGAAATTAGGTCTGAACCAGGTATCCAAAAACCTAAGAGAAGTGTCTATTGCGAGTATGGATTGTGTGCGGAATCTACATCTGACTGTTCTTTAGATAGAGCACTTATTCCACGTAGGAACATTGATACTGGCTTTACTAAACCAAGGAAAAAGACTGTATATGAAAAGGTGACTATCGGTGTTTCCAATCATCCAGAGTTTTCTCTTATTGGTGGTTCTATATGTGTCCTAGCTATTGCCCTGACTGTATATTACGCAAGACGTTGAAGAAATACTCCAGTCTAGATTCATCTTCACATCGTTGAATAAGATCAGCGAGTGTATCCATACAAAACTTTTTAATAAATTCCCTCTGCCAAGCACTCTTACGATTAATCCAAGGTGGTTGAAAGGTGGGGTCCAGAATCTTAGACGCGTGAGCTGTGCGAATGTATGTGTGAATACTCTGTTTATCCGCCACGATATTCTCAAGTGCGAGTTCGGACATTTTCTGAAGAACCTCCAAGGTCTTTTCACACATCGTATCCAAGAACTTTTCATAAGGGATAGATTGACTCTTGGACTTGAGAATGGTCCAACTCGCGAGAGGCTTTGTGTGGATATAGTCTACATAAGTCTCATACCCCTTACCTCTAACAAAACGTTCATAAGTTATGGCTACGTAGTCCAGTTCAGATTCAACATCGTAGACGTGTTTCGCGGTTTTGAGAAAGGAAGTCATGTAGATAACCTAAGTCACTCTCTTTTAAGTATAAAATCAAATAAAGACGAGAGGCTCTGGATAAAAGAGTAAAACAATGTATTCGGCAATCGCCAACAACAGCTTTTCATACCTTCTGACTCTTGATGAGTTTAGGAAGGGTTTTCCTGATGAGACAAGACCTTCCTGGATAAAGATTACAACGATCACGATGGTTTCAAAGTTTATTCAACAAATTGATATTAAAAGGCTTCGTTCAGTTTTTGAGACTTTAGAAACTTTCAAATTGAAACGTTCTGGTTCCAAGGGTGACGGTGGCTTCGAGTGGAAATTGAAGCCCACTACTTTCTACAATCAGGTGACACTCACATACCATGATACGTACAGTACAAAATCTGTAAAGGTCTTCCCAAATGGCTCTATTCAAGTTGCTGGGTGCTGCGATCTCTTTGATTGCAAGAGAATCATCACACAACTTATCTACATCTTCAAGACTTTTTTGAAAATGGAAAACCAAGTCCCCGTTGATTCTTTCCGAGTTGTCATGATCAACTCTAATTTCAGCCTCAACTACAACATCAATCTCATGAAGGTGGCTCAACACTTTGAGAATCACCCAGACATCTTTAAGGTTTCCTTCGAACCTGACAGGTACAGTGCTGTTAAGATTAAGTTTCAACCGGCACAGGATATGAAAGAGATTACCACGAGTATCTTCTCTACTGGCAAGATCATCATCACCGGAGCTGAGACCCTAAAGGAAATTGCTTTTGGATACAACATCATCAATCAGCATATCAACGAGGAGCCCCAAATTAGGGTCTCTCCCACGGAAGAGAAGGATGTATTTGATGTGTTCCTGGGACACAAATGTGAACCGATGATTGAACATCTCAGGGGTAAGGGGTTCCAGTCTTGGATCCAGACTATCACAAATAGACAAATTAATTTCTAACGATACAGTAATACAAAATGTCTCAACGACTTGGAATGGCCGATGGACGGTGCTTCACCATCCACTCTTCAGCCCAGCTTACGAACAACTACCTCATGGAACAAAATGGTATCAAGTTAGAGGACAATTACTCTTTCCGTCAAGCGCTCCAAAAGCAGGGTCCCGAGTTCCTGAACAAACTTCAAGAGGACTCTCGTGGGAAGTGTGACCCATGCAACACGTACACTAACATGTCTAAAACGTACTAGGTGTGATAAATTGTAATAAAAACTTTAAAACTATACTGTAGAATGCCACAATGTGCAATATGTCTCGGCGAGGTAAGGTCAACAAGGGCCAACCCACCCATCCGCTGTGGACATATGTTTCATTCCCACTGTATACAGGAGTGGAAAGATAAAGGTAAGAACACGTGCCCGATTTGTAGAAAAGTTTTTGACGTTTCACAATTCAAGGTTACATTGACAGTTCAGAACAATTACACAGCACAGTCCAATACTGTGTCATTGCAGAGTGAAGCTATTTTCAATATAATGGATATTTTTGACATGTCTTTTGACGTTGAGAATACAGTAGATTTAGATAGTCTTTTTGCGGACCTTGGGATGAGTCTTGCCGACCTTGATGCCCTTGTCCTTGACACAGAATGAGCTACAGTACTTTTCGTAGTTTAGACCAGGATAGTTCCTATCAGCTTTACGTGGGTCCCCGATAGACTTACCAGATGCATCAGTCAGAAGTGGCCCAGTGGCCCAACCCCTCTTGTGACTGAATACATTGGCTCTGAATATGAGACGCTTGTTAGGGGCGAACTTACCAGCCCGCTTCACCCTAGAGAGTGGAACCTTGAAAAACTTGGCTACAGATTCTTGGGTGTCCCCGGGTTTTACGCGATACTCCACGGCATTGTGTTGCACGTAGAAGTGAAAGTCTCCTTGGCGAATATAGTTTGTAGCTCTTCCAGGACATACGAACATCATGACTTTGTAGTACCCCTTCTTACATTTCTCATTTGGTTTAGCACGATAGATCTTCATTGGGTTGTCGGAAATAACACGGTTTGGGAGTCCGGTGCAGTGAGTATAGTTATGATTTCCATTAGAAAGTCCAGACCGATCACCAGGAATGGATTTTTGCCACCTGTAAGCTTCATAATCCCCTACAGCATAGGCGTAACAGTTATTGTTACCTATACCAGTAGCCGTACCCCAACGCTTATTGGTAAACTTCCTCTCCGAACCACTCAGGGGTAGGTTCTTCATTTACAATCTGTATAGAAAAAAATATCCGTACCTAATAAATGTTTAAGGAAATTGTTAAGACTCAAAATAAGTCTGATATGCTCACCGAGCTTCTCATCTTTGTTCTCAACGTGCTCATCTCGACCTTCGTTCTCCGATTCGCGTGGAACCAATCCCTTGCCCCTCACGTGACCGTCCTCAAGCCCCTCAAGTCTATGCTCGATGCTTTCATCCTTGCTCTTTCGCTGAATGTTGTGCGGGGTCTTTAAATCTCGCTGTAACCGACGGTCTTTTCACCACTGGGGTGAACGATGGTTGGGAAGGCTTCCATACCTGAGCAACCCTCCTTCTCACAGTCAACAAACTTGAATGGCTTTCCATTCTTTTCCATATACTCCAACTGCTTACGAGTCCATCCACAACCCATGGTCCCGTAAATAGTCCATTCCTCACCGTTAGAGGCGGTCGCTACGACACGAGGCTTACCAGTCTGAGTCAGCAGGTAGATGTTCACAAGGATGAGGAGAGCTAGAAGCCACATAGTTTTATTATGGGTAAATATTAAAAAATGTCGTCTACTGTACTGTCTGTGGGAAACAAGAATGTCACGCTCAAATACACTAGGAAAATGCCCCGTGGTGAAGTTGAACGGATGAAATCATTCGTCACTAAGAATGGCGAGAAACTCGTCAAGACTCCAAAGTTTAAGATACTCTCTGAAGTTGATGAGGGTACGAAGAGGGTTTTTAAGGTCGTGCTCTAACGATACCAGGGCGCTTTTTGGGTTTCCCCTTCCCCGCCTTGAGAATGGCGATAGCCCGTGCTTTAGCAGCATCTTTGTTTTCAGGTGTTTTTGGTTTAGGAACCATAATTTTAATGTCAGGTTTTCGGGGTTTGGGGACTGGAATCACGACTGGTGCACTCTTTTCACCCGTAAAGAAAGGTTTAGAGAGAACCCCCTCGAAGCTCAAATTCACCGTCTTGTTACCCCTCAACCTATAGTTCTTTACAACATTCGAATTATTTACAAGATACTTGTCTGGTAAAAGAGACTGCACAAATGTTTTCACTATACGTTCCGTCGTGGTCCGTGGTTGTCGAACCATGGCGTGTATGGAATTTAAGAATGCGTGTAAATCGTAGTGTTTGTCAGATTTCCGGGAGATACCAATGTTCTTGTATTGATTGGTATTGATGAGGGGGTTCTTAA